GCTAAAAAAACCGCCTCGTCTTGATCCTTTTTTTGTATATTGCATCGTCTACACGCAGCAACGCAATTGTCCAACGTATCTTCGCCACCCTTGACCTTTGGCACAATATGATCAACTTCATTAGCCACGTCACCACAATAAGCACACGTGTAAGCATCACGTTTGAGTACCTGCAACCTTAATTTCTTCCAATGGCTTGTAGCTCTGTATGGCTTTAATGCCATCTGTGTTTCTCCCAATGATCATAAGCTTTGCATGCAGTACCGTATCGATGCTTGACATAAATCAAGTGTGCATCAATCTGCTCATAAGGGTTAAGTGTGCCATACCATTTGGATCTCATCTGACCTAATCCGTAGTGGCTACCATTCTTGGCTTTGTAATTCCATCTACTCTCTTGGTATATGAGCCAGTTATAGCATTGAAACTCTGTCCAGTTTAGTTTGTTGTAAGCATATAGTTTCACATTCATAACGTGATATGGCTTTTGATTTGCATTTGCTTTTATTAGTCCGGCGCAGCTTAGTGCAATTGCCATGCTCGCAATAAACAGACCTCTGGCCAATGCTCGCCTCGCGGCAAAGCTGCCTCTCAGGCTTTGCGAGAGTCTGAGCATACCAACGCTGTCAAGTTTAATTAGTTTTCGTGCGTAATTTCGGGCGTGTCGCAGGTTGCGCAATAATTTCTGTTCCCATAGATCCATAGTCCACATCCTTTGCATCGGTGGATTAATTTCGGTTCAGTAGCCATTGGCTTTCAATAAGTAAACAAGATCTTCAACTCTTAATACTGCAACCCAGTCATCAATCGCAGCTTCTCCTTGACCGTTTAAGCGCATGACGGCTACGCCTAAACCATTGCTCTTGCGATCCTTTAATTGTTTCATGCAAGATTTAGGGTCAAAATTAGCACGAGATTTGACTTCAATATCTAAACCCTCGATTCCTTGAATATCGCTGCCAGCCGCACCTGAACCTACTTGGTGCGCGTGTTCCCATCCATGATCACGAAGATATTGTGCTAATATACGCTCGCTTTCACGGCCTCGAACTTTACGTGATTGCTTCATCTAGTTAGTCCTCACATGACAGGTGCGACATTCGCACGGCTTTACTGCTCCAGCAGTTATAGGCTCGTTACAATTGTCGCACACGTCAATGCGTTTATCTAATACCAACATTATTCATCACCTGCCCTTGCTAACATATCTTCCCAACAGGTTTCACATAAACAGCTCAATGATTCTTCCATCAAGATTTCTTTTAATGGAGCAGCTTTACCGCATACATCACAGCAAATCTGGACGTAAGTACCGCGATTGATTTCTGGACTCATCCGGCAATCACCGCTTCATCCTCTGGCCTAAAGTTCCAGCGACCAGACGGATCTAACACCATCCATATTGGGTTGCAATGCTCAGCTTTGCGCTTATATGGCAATGGGCACATCCAGCCACGATATGCGCCTTTCTTACCCGTGCCTTCACGCAACGTGCGTACACCGTGCGCACATTTAGGCACGATTTCTGCCTTAACACCAGCCATGACATTGTTAATGGCTTCATCAAGCGTTAAAACATCGGCTGGTGGCTCAATGGTGGTATCCCACACGATTTCAGCAGCAGGATTGTTTTCTTTTATAAAGTTCTTTTGTTCTTCGGTGCGTACACGTATGGGTTTAGGGCTTGCTTCAGCGTCATTAACCTTTGCCATTTCCAAAGATGAAGGCCGCTTTCCCTTAGCTGATAATCCGAGATTTGCCAAGCATCTGCCAATGCTAGAACTCTCGCAATTCTCAAGCCAAAAATCACGATCCACACCACGATCTTTGCGAGCACCACGCGCATAACCAATACTGGAAGGAGTAGCGTCTGCATAGGTACGGTATGCAAGTGCCTTGAATACAACAATGCCTTTTTCTTCATCATTGCTCACCAGCTCTGTAATGATTGCGCCGTCTGGATATTTTTCATAAAACTTATGGATGCGCGTATCAACATCTTCATAATTCTCCAAGTTGAACATCTAGTGTTTCCTTCCCTTGTGCATATTCGATTTGTTCTCTGAGCGTCCACGTATATGAACCCCAGTCTTGAACATAATTGGCGCAAGATTGACAGTAATGTCTGACAACAATTTGCCTTCCGGGTCGCTTACTCGTTATTTGCCAGATGGCTTGTGTTTGGCCTTTCCAATGATTGACCCCATATTGCATCTTGCAGTAATCGCACCAAGTCCCTTTGGGCGATCTAGTAAGCATCCAAATCATTCCAATCTTTGACTGCGAGTTCTCCGGCAATAGCGAAATAGGCGACTGCGTCCAACCAAGAATCGTGAACGTTGCGAGTTTCCATAATTCTTGCGAGCTTGACCAAAGCCATACAGACTGCAACGTCTGTCGGGTCAAGTTCACGCTCCAAGAAGGTTGACCAAAGCTGCGCAGTTCGCAACATTGTGATGTCGTAATGACCATGCGTTGCCCCTCTTTCAGTAATCGTGTCTGCCGCATTAGTCAAAATATCTTTCGCTCGCAACGGTTTTGCCCCTGACGTAGCCTTTTGCGTACCCATTCTGATAGCCCCTTTGATAGATAGAATCAATTGCAATATAAACAAACCAACCAAATAACCAGATAACAATTGTGATCATGACAATTTCTTCGGGAGTAAAGTTATTCGACATCTGCACTCACCCCATGCACGTCAAGAAAATAAGCAGCCAAAACTTCACGGCTTAATCTGCCGCGTTCTTGGCTTATGCCTAGCTTTGATTTCGCATATTGTCTTATGAAACTGGCTTTCACATAGACTTTACCGTCCGTATATGCTCCGGACTTACGGTCGAACCGTATTGTGCCCATGAATATCCCCTTTCAAATAGGATTTCAATACCTATTTTGAAGGGTCAAATGCTATTTTGTCAACGACACGCCGTCACCCAAATCGTTTTCCTTCGACAATGAAACTGCCATCACGTTCAATCGGTATCGCCACAGGTTGCACACGCTTACGGTCGATATAAATGATCCCGAAACCTTGCTGCCAATTAAAAGTGCCACGTGTGTAACTGGCCTTCGATACGTCCATTAAATGACCGACTTCAAAGCCAGTCAGAATACCTGTTAAAACGCCCCCAGAAGCCGTTGTAAAGGACGAAATTCCCTGCCTATGGGTATGACCACAGACCACGCTCTTACCATGCCTCTTAGCGGCTTCTAGGGCTGTTAAACCGCCTTGTGGCTTGGTGCTCTGCTCGTCACCGTGCACCATTACCCAATCCTCATGGAATTGATATGGCTTGTGATGGTATTTGATGCCTAATTCATCTAGCCGCAGAAAACGCTCGATTGTCAGCTCTGGCAAACCAATCAAGCCGGGTAAGCGTTTACTTAGTGAGTTGTAGAGTCTGGCTGAATGGTTGGATCTGCTGAGATGTTGAACTTGCAATTCGGCCAAGACTTCGACAGTTCGGTCACGATCTCGACCAATGCTTCCCGACCACTCATCCCGACCGGAACTCCATCGGCTAATTGTTTGGAAGTCGATTTCATCGCCCACGCATAGAACGTCATCAGGCTTGTATTTTCTGATGAATTGGGCGACATTCTTGACGGCTTTCTTATCTTCGTAGGGGATTTGTAAATCTGATATAACGACAATGCGCTTAATCGTCATCCTCATCATCTTCATAGGGCGTATGATCAGGATTGCCCACTAGCCAATCTGGTAATCGCATCTGTTCTTCGATATACCAACGAGCGCGATCTTCGCCATATCCAGCACGTACCAAAGCTTCATAACATTCGACAATTTGTGCAGCCCAAATGTCTATGGCTTTTAACGGTTCACCGGATCTGCGCGCAGCAGATTCTTTGCGTTTACGCCTAGCGGCGAGTTCGCTTTTTGATGGTTTTCTTGCGCTCATTAGTCAGCAATTCTAAGACCATTGACTCAAGTTTATCGATGCGCGACACGATGTTTGATGCTTCCAATATGCCGGGTACTTCATGTCTAATAATGTAACGAAGGCCGCCGACAATGAGCGCGCAGCATGAAAGTATGGCAGCAACAAATGCCGCCCATTCAGCAGGTGTCATCGCCGTCCGAAAGCTGTGTCGTTAGGGTTTAGCCACCGCAGGATGACTGGCAGACTCGCGACCAGAGCTGCATTGACAATTGCAGGTGCATCCCAGCCCACCGCTAGGTATGTTGCTATCC